TGCAGAGAAGCTATTGTCAATATCGGGAGCCGAACAATGTAAATATTTGGCGGAATATGCGAGGTCGGACAGGGTAAGAAGGATGTTTGTCGGTAAGTCGAAAGAGCCTTTAGAGCCAAAATACTACGAACAGTTTTTGTAATTTAATTTTTTAAATTTCCAAAATGTCAAACCTATCAATTGTTGGGTCGAAAAATGAATTGAATAAAACAATAGATTCTAAGCTTTCTATAATCACAAAGGCGTTAAGGGGAAATTCCGGGGTAACTCCATCCCGGTTTGTGGCGAGCTTACAAGTAGCCGCCGAACGAAACCCCAAAATATATCAATGTACTAGGGAGAGTGTTATCGGCGCTTTTTTTGCTGCGGCCGCAGTGGGGCTGGTCCCAGACACTCCTTCTGGATTTTGTTTTCTGATTCCCCGTTATAATAGCAGACGAAAGGTTTTCGAACTGACGTATCAGCTGGGATATCGAGGTTTGATAGAACTAGCAGATCATGTTCTAATCCAAACCCGTTCCGTGCATACTGGAGATGTTTTTGAATATTCTTTGGGTAGTGACCCTTATATCAAACACACCCCCAACCTTGCCGGAGAAGTAAGTGAAAAAACAATGGAGGCTGTATGGGGGGTGGCTACGTTGCGAGATGGAAGACAAGTTATAGAGATCATGGGGAAGGGTGAAGTAGATAAGATTCGAAAGGCAAGTCCTTATGGATATAGTGATAACTCTCCCTGGGCGAAATGGTATACTGCCATGGCGCGCAAGACCGTCATAAAACGGTTGCTTAAAACTATTCCGGGGAATGAAAAGTTAAATATGGCCCTTGATATGGATGGGCGCGTAGAGGGAGGGCAGACTATTGTTGCGCAGGAAGATTCGAAATCAGTTGATGAAACCCTCTTTGTTGACGAGGAGGGGAGGGAGGTCAATGTTGAAGACGGGGAGATTATTAAGGAATCTAAGGAGGAGGCGTTAGAGGCAACAAAGCGATTAATTGAGAAGCAAAACAAACAGGACAAGCCCAAAGAGGAAATAGATATTCAGAAGGACTTTTTCGAAAAAATAGATTCTGCAAAGTCTCTGGGGGAATTGAATGACATATATAAGAATTTACAGGCGGCTAAAGATATGGGATTACTTGATGCAAAAGACTTTAAGGTTATTAAGTTTAAACTTGGTGAGGCGAAGGAGAAAATTAAATAATATAATTATAAAATTTAAATTTTAAACATTTACAATGAGAAAACAAAAGATAGATTTTTCGAAAATAACACACAATGAGTTTGATACATTATTAAGGAGTACCTCAAAGGATTGGGTCAGGGAACAATGTATAAATCAATTATCACCTATTATATGGGAAAAGTGGGTTAGATATGGGGGTGATGATTTGATTACACTAATGTTCGCAAAGAAATTATTACCTATCGCAACACCAGGGCAATGTGAAGAGTTAGCGAAATATGCGAGGACGGACAAGATAGCGACGATGTTTGCAAAGAAACTACTGCCCGATGCAACATCAGAGCAATGTGAACATCTTATTAAGCGTGCTGGAACAGACGAAATAGCCATGATGTTCGCAAAAAAATTATTACCAATAGCAACGTCTAAGCAACGTGAGTGTTTGGCCAAATGGGCCAAGACGGGCGAAATAGCAATGATGTTTGCAAAGAAGTTGTTGCCAATTGCGACTGAAGAACAATGTAAATACTTGGCCGAGTATGCCAAAACGTCTAAAATCGCAATGGTGTTTGCAAGAAAATTGCTACCTAATGCAACATCCGAGCAATGCGAGGATTTAGCAAAAGATGCAAAGACAGACGAGATAGCAACAATGTTTGCAAAGAGGTTGTTGCCGGTTGCAACGCCAGAACAGTGCGAGAATTTAGCCCTATATGGCAAAACAAGTGAGATAGCGATAATGTTTACTAAAAAGTTATTGCCAGATGCGACACGTGCGCAATGTGGATATATAACAGATTGGTCTGAGTATGAAGAAGTACAGAATATGGCCCGTCGAAGATTGAGGGAGTTGCCTAAAACAAAATATTATGAGAAATTTTTATAATCTATTTTTTAGATATCTATAGTGAAAAAAAGAAAAATTGATTTTACAAAGATAACCGATGATAAATTTTATAAATTGGTAAATGAAACGACAAAGGGTTGGGTAAGGGAACAATGTCTGGAGTATGCGACGCCTAAACAATGTAATTATTTAGCAGAATATGCGAAAACGGGAGAAGTCGCAATGATGTTCGCAAGGAAATTGTTACCTAATGCAACATCTAGTCAGTGTACATATTTGGTCAGATGGGCCAAGACAGACGAGGTAGCAATGATGTTTGCAAAGAAGTTATTGCCCGACGCGACACCAGAACAATGTGAATATTTGGCTAAGTATGTTAAAACGGCCAAAATCGCAATGATGTTTGCAAGGAAATTGTTACCTAATGCAACATCAAAGCAATGCAAGGATTTAGCAAAAGATGCAAAGACAGACGAGGTAGCAATGATGTTTGCTAAAAAATTGTTACCCGATGCAACATCCAAACAGTGTATGCTTTTGGCTAAACATGGGAAGAGCATCAAGGTAGCAATGATGTTTGCAAAGAAATTATTACCTAATGCAACTCCAAGACAGTGTATGTATATTGCTGAATATACATTCAATGACGAGATAGCGACAATGTTTGCAAAAAAATTATTGCCAACTACCACCTCGGAACAATGTGAACACCTCGCCGCACATGGTGATACGGAAGAGATAGCCATGATGTTTGCGAAACGCTTGTTTCCATTAGCGACGCCTAAACAGTGTAATTATTTAGCAGTACGTGGAAAAACTATTGAAATAGCCGAAATGTTTGCGAAGAAACTATTGCCGGATGTAACACCCGAGCAATGTAAGGATTTAGCGGTATGGGGAATGAGTGGAGCTATACGCGAGATGTTTCAAGAGAAGTGGGAAGAACTCTCCGAGGCAGAATATTATAAACAGTTTTTATGATCTATTTTAACGATATTGGAAAGCAAAAAAATGTTGAAAAAATCACGGGAGGGGAAGAAGAGGGCAAAAACACGCTAGTGATCTTGGGATACATACATAAAAAACAAATAATTTTATTTTTTAAATTTTCGAAATGAAGCACAAAGAGGGGGATGAAAAAACAGAATTAGCTATATTAATTAATAATATCCCAGATTTAGATGGCCCGATTGAATTTTACGGCATCGTTGAACATGATGGGTCGGACGAATTAATTCTCCCTGGAGTCAACGGTGAACAAAGAAAATTTATAAATACTGGTATATATTATAGGTTTGGTAATACCAAAGTGTGGCTTTTTGATTTACTTTAGTTTATTTCTTAAACACTTGTAATGATGAAATCAACGGAGGAGTGCTATAAGGGTGGTCTAAGGGTGGTCTAAGGGTGGTCCGGGGTTGGGACTCCATGGATAATTTTTATAATTTAGTTTTTATTTTTTAAAACAATATGAAAATGGATACAAAAGAAAGGATTAAACAGGAGAAAAAGCTAGAGAAAAAAATAAAGAAGCAAAAGGCGGAGTTATCAGAATTAAAAAAGAATCACGCAAGGGTGCGGCGAGTTACGAAGTTGATTTTGCTTTTTCCTGAAGAAGCGCATAGGCTGGAGACATTGGCTAAATTATGGAGAAGATCTGCATCACAAGTAATTAGGGATTTGATCAACGAAAAGTTTGAAAAGAGTAGTTAATGGGTATAGACGCGTACGCTTCGTATATATTATTTTTTAAATATTATAAATGCTAACGAAAAAACAAATAAGGAAGATGAAGAGCGCGCCCGCGCTGCTTACAGAAGAGGAGAAGGAGGAGCTAAGGCGATCTGAAGAAATTTCGTTTTTAAATGAATTTTTCCATATATCATCCCAAGACCTTGATGAAATTCTCGAGAGCCTACACCACCGCGGGTTTTTGTCGGAACGTGGTGAGGAATTCTGGCGTTCGTTTTGGGAATTATTCGTAAAGGAAAATAATTGATTGGTTTTATTTTTTAAAATTTTATATCATGAAAGAAAGTCAGACGAAGCAAATATATGAATATCTCAAAGGTGGGAACAAGATAACTGCGCTTGAGGCATTGCGGAGGTTTGGATGTTTACGGCTGTCAGCTAGGATTTATGATATAAGGAAGGACTGTCTTGCATATGGGGAATGTTTAGTTACAAGACCAACAACACAGAATGGAAAGAAGTTTGTGGAATATGGTATTGAGAAAGCTTAGTTTTTAAACATTTGCAATGAGAAAACAAAAGATAGATTTTTCAAAGATGACAAATAGGGAGTTCTTTAAGTTGGCTAACTGCACAACGAAGGGCTGGGTACGGGAGCGGTGTCTTGAGCATGCAACGCCCCAGCAGTGCGAACACTTAGCGATGTATGGTGAGGCAAATTATGGTGAAACGAACAAGGTCGCAGCGATGTTCGCTAAGAAGTTGCTGCCGACTGCGACCCCAGAACAGTGTGTGACACTGGCCTGTTGCGGCAAGACGTATAAGGTGGCAATGATGTTCGCGAAGAAATTGCTACCTATAGCAACGCCTGATCAGTGCGAGGATTTGGCGAGTGATGGTAAAACGGGTAGGATAGCAATGATGTTCGCGGAGAAGTTGTTACCGGTCGCAACGCGGGAGCAGTGTGTGTATTTAAGTATGTACGGAAAAACGAGGACGATCGCGATGATGTTTGCGAGGAAGCTATTACCAATTGCAACGCCTGAGGAATGCCAGCAAATAGCCACGAATCTCCGCGGGAGGGTGGACGCAATAGCGATGATGTTTGCGAAGAAGTTGTTACCGATAGCGACATCCGAGCAATGTAGGGTCTTAATCGACAACGGAAAGACAGAGGGGATAATAACAATGTTTGCGAAGAAATTATTACCAACTGCGACACCAGACTGGTGTGAACACTACGCCAAATATGGGAGGACCTCCGAGGTGGCAATGATGTTCGCACGGAGACTATTGCCTGATGCCACATTTGAGCAATGTAAATCTATAGTGAGCGGAATTGGCTATGAAGAGGTGAAAGAAATATTCAGAGAAAAATTAAAAGAATTCCCCGAAAAAAGATACTATGAACAGTTTTTATAATTTAATTTTTAAATAAATATTATGAAAAATCTTTTTGGAGATATAATTAATGTAATAATTGGTGCAGTGGCGATTTTTATCATATTGACAGTATTCGGTTTTGTAATTGATAAGGTTACTATATGGATGTGTCCTATCCAGGTTCAGGGTAGGTATATCTTCATTGATGTATCCGACGAGGGTCAACAAGGATTAGCGAATTTATTTATATATGAAGAGGGCGACATAAAAACGGTTGTGATGGTTGATGTCGGTCCGCATAGTACATCTGAACATTTGATTGACACCCTAAGGGAAAATAGCATTAGACAAATAGACTATTTATTGGTTACCCATTATCATAAAGATCATGCAGGAGCGATATCGGATATTTTAGATAGTGGTATAAATATAAAAACCATCTATTATAATGTAACCGATAATGCAGTTAATGACGAAAATAAAGAGGATTATCAATCATTTATTGATGTATTGAATACATTGAGTGAGAACGGGACAGAGATAAGACAATATCCGGACAATTGGACGTTTTATTTTGGTAGGTTTTTTAGGGTAGAATTAATATATAAGCACGACGGGGTGTCTATGCCGATAGGGAGGACAACGCTAAATGATACTGGAGTTGTTTTGAAATTTATATATCTCAAAGGATTGAAAGAGAAATCGATTCTGATCACAGGAGATATCGGACCAGTAGCGAGTGATTATATTGTCTCTAATAAATTTGAGGAGATAAGGGATGTTAACATATTACAAGTGCCTCACCATGCGGCGACACCTAGAGTAGTAGATGGATTTTTTTATATTACAAGTCCGGACATAGCGCTTGTTCCTGCGTATGAAACGCTATGGGATGGCGAGAGGTGTAAAGATACGAAGATGATTCTAGAAAATATTGATACACAAATTAGAGTTAGTGATATTGATGGGGACGTGGAAATAGTATTTTAAAATTAAAATAGTTTATTTACTTTTTAATATTGAATTTAGATGTTGGAGAAACTTAAAGAAACAGATTCTGCCATCCTTCAGTGGATGGATAAAAACAAAATATTAAATTCGCGCGGAGATCGATTTGAGTGGCTTGAGCATGGTTTTTTGTTGAGACCCCTGGCGGATTGGAATCGGAGAATATATATCCGCAAGTCGGCCCAGATAGGATTCTCAGAGAGTTTCGGGATAATGAAGGCATTGTTTGCCGCCGCATACTATAAGCTGAATGTCATCTATACACTGCCGACAGATCGTGGCGCCGAGACATTTGCTAGTACAAAATTGACGCCGATTTTAAACTACAACCCCGAATTGTCATCCATTGCCAAAGGGTCCCTGATGACGAAATCAATTAAAAATAGATTCGTGTATTTTCGGGGGACTCATAGCACGAAGGGACGTGGGCATGAGGCGGAGACGGACCGTGGAATCTCCATTACGTCTGATTTAAATATTCACGACGAGGCCGACAGGTCCGACCCTAAGACAATGGAACAATATGAATCCCGGCTTGAGAATTCCGACTATGGGGGAAAATGGTTATTTTCCAATCCAACATATCCAGGTATGGGGACCGATCATGGGTTTGAACAGTCCAGACAGTATCATTGGTTTATTAAGTGCGGACATTGTGGGCATAGGCAATACATGGACTGGGTCAAGGCGGGGACAGCTAAAACGACCGACTCTTGCTTGGTTGATCCCGAGAAAAAAATATATACCTGCGCAAAATGTGGTAAAAAGATTGAACGGGCCGACATACTCAATGGTGAATGGGTGGCTAAATACCCGGATCGTTTGGATTCCGGATACTGGATTGGACAGATGATGTATGTCAAGCATAGCGTAGAATCGTTGTTAGAGAAGGAGAAGAAGAATACGCAGCAGCATTTTTTTAATTTCGTGATTGGAAAGCCCTATATAGAAGCAGAGCGAAATATTGATAGGAATCTAGTTGCCCGGAACATTGTAATGCACGACAACTCTAGAAAAGATGTCGCCATGGGGGTTGATCAGGGTGTATGGAAGCATTTTGTGATCGGAAACAAAGAAGGGATTTTTGAGATTGGGAAGACGAAAAACTGGTCAGTGATAGAAGCTAAAATCAAGAAATACAATGCCATAACTGTAATTGACGCGGGGCCATCAATGTCTATTGTGGATAGAATTATTAAGAAAAATAGGGGGCGAGTTTTTAAGTGTTTTTACGTGAAGGATCGAGATGCGATGGCAGATGTGTTGTGGATGCGTAAGGGGGACCGTGGGGTTGTTAAGGTCCAAAGGAATAGATATTTCGACAAGCTGACTGAAAAAATGGCGCAGGGGGAGAAGCCCATCAATATTGCCTGGAGGGATCTGGCGGAGTATATGGAGCATTGGGAATCAATGATGCGCAAGAATGTCGAGGATTCGAAGGGGATGATCCGTCCGGAATGGGTGAGTATTAATAAGGTGGATCATTATTGTCACGCCACACTCTATCAGGACGTCGCCATGGAGAAATTAAATAAGAGACTTGAATGGACTCCGCCACAGAAGCCCACGGAGAAGAAAACAGAAGTGTCAGACATCATTGATAAATTACTGAAGGGATCTAGGGGGGTAGATTGGCGATATTGTTGACATTTGTTTAGGCTTGTTCTATATTGTTATTAGACTTTTTATACAATAAATATGAACAATGCCACCCCAGATCCGGCTATTGTCTCTGATGGGGAGACTCGGTCCGGAGAGTATGGTTCCGGAATCCCCATGGACGACGAAATTATCAAGATAGTAAAGGATGATTACGGTCGTTATAGTGCAGAATTCAGGAATCTGAACGAAATTCGCAAAAAGAACTTAAAATACTACAAGGGCGACCAAATCGACACGTCACGTTTAACCCCCTACGATTCTAAGATTATCGACAATAGAATCTTCCTTTCAATCGAAACAATGATCCCAATTATTACGGCGATTACGCCAAATCCATGGGTGATTGTTAAGCCACGTAATAAGCGGGGAATTCAGCTAGCCGATAAGATAACGAGGCACTTGCGGGATGAATGGGAGGTTCACCAGAAAATGCAACAAAAGGCCGAGAGGCTACTAAGGCAGCTTGTACTTTCGAGGTTCGCCGTTCTAAAAATCATCTGGGATGAAATCAAGGACGATTTCAAGGTCATGATTGTTCACCCATCGAACATAAGATTTGACATGGCGGCGACCGATGTAGATGAATTAGATTACGTTATTGAGGATTCTAGGATGTCTATTGATAAGGCAATTGTAAAGTTCCCGCGGCAGCGAGAATATTTAGAAGAGGTCAGGACGGCGAAGGGCGGAAGGAGTAAAATAAAGATTAGGGAGTATTGGGGGCGGCATGTAACACCGGACAAGCAGATGGCCATCCTTCACAGTATTGTCTACAAGGATAGAGTTTTGTTTAAAGAGATAAATCCTTATTGGAATTCCGACAAGATGAGGAATCATTTTAAGCTTCCGAAATTTCCCTACATATTCTTAAATGCCTTTAACACTGGGGCAAGTATCGTGGACGATACTTCTCTTGTGGAGCAGGTATTGTCTTTACAAGATTTAGTTAATAAGCGAAAAAGACAAATTGATAAAAATGCATCGAGATCTAACGGAATGCTTGTTACGTCTTCTCAGTACATGGGCAAGGCGGAATTCGACCAAATTAATTTTGTGGAAAAAGAAAAGGTTTATCTTAACGGGGAAGTTGAGGACGTACATAATGCCATCAAGGTGCTTACTCCCAAGGCGCTAGACGCAGGAGTGTATAATGATCTTATACATTCCACTAATGAGGTTGATAACATAATAGGTATCCACAGCACAACCCGTGGGGAGAGGACGGGAGAGGAAACTGCAATGGGGCGAAAAATTCTTCGCGACGCCGACTATGGAAGGCTCGACCTTCTGGCACGCGCATACGAGCAGGTGTCTGAGGAATTATATAGGTGGATGATCCAGATGATGTATGTAAAATATTCGAGAGTGGAAATTCTGTCTGATGCCGAACCGACTACTCCGGACGATATGATGAATCGTTCTGTTGGATTATATCAGGGGGAAGATGACGATATTATTACGCGTGATGAGGTCGGGAAGTATCGAATAACGATAATTGTCAAGAAGGGATCTACGCGCCCGCTAGATCCGGCACAATTGCAGGATATGGCGGTTCAACTGATGCAGGTTGGTCAGTTAGATCCACTAACATTCCACGAAGCATATCGCGGCAGGGAGTTGCCAGACCCAAGGGTCGCGGCAAGGCGGTTATATTTATGGAGGACGGACCCATCATTGTTATTCCCCGAATTACAAAGCGCCGACTTGATAGATTATTCTGCGATCAGACATATTGAGGAAATCAACAGGGATAAATATAAGGGACAGGATGACATTTTGGAAATGAATGATCCAGAGAGAATCGAGGAATATCAAAAACATATCAACACTCATACTCTCTATATGAAGGGCGTAGAGATTGATGCGGAGATTGAACCATATTCAGCATTAGACGATGAGATAAAAGAAGCCCATTCGGAACACTTACGAATGGAACAGATGGCACTTGGCAGACTCGCGGATCAGGCGAGGCGGGAGGTCCCTACGGGGGATATCCCTTTGGAGGCTAGCGATCTCGGGGCTGAGGGTAACCCGCCAAATATGCCTGAGGGGGGTCCCCAATTACAGAACTTGACACAGTAAAACAAAACTGTTAAATTATA